CACGCAAGTGCAGACATTAACACTAAGAGTAATCTTACTTGTGCAGGTGACGTTACAATAACTGCTGGAATACTTGATGGAGAGGATGATGCAATATCATTTAAAAGTCTTAAAATAGAAAGCGGAGGAACCTACAGCGCAACAAGCGGAACTACTACAATTACTGGTGAAGCTACAGATGGGGTGTGTTTACGAAGTAATGGGACTTTTACTCACAACAGTGGTCTTGTTTCTATAGAAACCGCAGATCATACAACTTTAGTTTGGTCATCAGCATCACAAAGATTTAATAATTTAACAGTTAATTTGGGAGCAAGTGCTAGAGTATGCACATTGTCTGGACAGTTTGACAGTCATAGATACGTTGAGGGTGATTTTACAGTAACTAATTGTAAGTTTGATACTAACAATGCTGGAACTTTTAGAATAGATGGAGATGTATCTTTGACGTCAAGTGCTACACTTACGTGTGGAACATCTACTTGTTCTTTTAAAAGTATGACAATAGCAAGTGGAACTACCTTATCAGCATCAAGCGGGACTACTACTATTACTGGCGAACCAAGTTCAGGTTTTAATTTATCTAACTCTGGGACATTTACACACAATAAAGGAACTGTAAAAGTAACCTGTGCTACACAAACGACATTAACAGGTTTTAGCGGAAGTAATGCTTTTTTTAATTTTACTTA